CCGTGAACATACGATTTCCACTGACAATCTCGACGTTTTCGAGAACGGACTGTTGGGCGTTGGCCCAAACGGGACACATCTCGATAAGGTCGGGAACCCAATGAAGGGCGTCAGCAGTTACGTGTGCTTTTCCGAGGTACTTCAGCGCGGGATGCGCCTCCGTACGATTGCGACTGGTCGAAGCACCTCCGGAGAAACCCCCATAAAGGGTTTCTTCAGGTGGTACGTCGCCAATAATGTCGGCTACAATCTCGTGGGCCTTCGTAAAGAACTGATGAGCACTCACATCACGGAGAATTTGGAATTCCGGATGTGTGTTGATTAAACGCTCATTAGTGTCTCTATTCCGAACCTCGGTATCAAGCCATTTCTCAATGGCACGACGCCGACGGTCCTCCGGGAGGTCCGTATCCTTAGATACGAACTTCTTGAGGAACTCGCTCTTAAGGTGGTCTGCTTTAGGGCAGGAAGGAAGGTTGAATACTTCCTCCACCAGGAGCTCGCTGAGATTCTCGGGTAACCGTTTGTTCGCGTTCGTAACGCGAGACTTGCGGTTGGACATGAGGCAATCCTCCAATGTCGCCTGGCGTCTTATAGACGAACAGGGTAGCCAGGATCGTAACGCTGGTAAGGCACAAAGATGCCAAAACAGCGAAAACGATTAATGTGGCGATCGATGAAGACGATCCAGGGGTGTCAGTAGACACCCTGAAGCTTCACGATCGTGTCGTTGACGAGGACCTTCGAAGGGTCCAAGGCCGACTGAACCATGCCAACGACGTTGTTACGCTCGGCCTCGGACGAGGAAGAGTCGAAATTGAACGTCAGAGTGGCATAGGCAGTACGGACGACAATCGGCGTCGAAACGCCGTTCACGACCTGGTTCTGAACGATCGGAAAGGTGAAGTTCACCGTCGGCTTGAACCGACCCGAAGCGTTCCGACGATTGAGGGCAATCGCCACACGGTTGTCCCCGAGAGGGATACCCGACGATTCGGCGACCGTACCAGCCCCGTTGACGATGTCACGGGGAATGAAGGTGTGGTCGACCGGAGTCGCGGCGCGGTCCTTGAGGACCAGCGTGGTCAGCTGGGGCATTCATTGTCTCCAGTTGGAAGATGTCCGATAAACGGAGCGGAAGAACCGCATCATCAGAGGGTACGGGACACTATTGTCACCGCATCATTTGAACACCCAAAGCAAGTGCTTCTGCACCATGCCAAGTGGATGCCCAGTTCTTTTTAACGTACAAATCCGGCATTGGAAACCGATCAAGCGCAGAGCGCGTGAAGTGGTACCCAACGTCGATAGTGGGAGAAGTCCCGACTGCACGCCCATCGTTGCCCAAAGTCCTTTCGATATCGATCATGTGGGACTTACCTTCAGTGGTAAGACTGACATAACCAGATACGAATTGAAGACCAAGGCTACTCTCGTATCCACGCAGAATATCGCCGATTGGTAACCACCAATCTACGATAAACGAGTAGGGGACGAGATCCCAAGCAATCGAGAGTGGGTTTATAAGCCCATTCTGGGAGAGGGAATGGATCACGGGGTCGAGTACAACAGCGCGTATTTTACAACGGGCTGTAGTCTCAACGGTAGTGGTCCACGAGTTGTATCCGGAAACACCGGATCGGCTTTCAGACCGAGTCGACTTTCCGGATACGGTAAGGAATTTGGACTTCTTGGCGTGGTCCGCCATGACAGAATGGAGATCGTGAAGATCCCCAACTGTAGGACGGATACCATAATTCACGAAGAGGAATTTCTCCGCAACACCAAGAATGGAAGCATGCTCACGAGAGAGCCCAAAGGCCCCAAGAGCACCTTTCCAGTTACCCTCCATGGCATGTTTAGTGCCAGACAAGAGGGCTGTCGAGAGCCTACCAATATCGCTCAAAGTAGAGCGCATCTGGAGGAGAGCGCTACCAAAGGAGGCTTGAGTGCCTTCTTTAGTTTTGCCATCCGTCAACCGGTCCAAGGCTGTAGTTTGCGCTTCATTTCCAGCATCATCAAGATGACGAGGGATGTAGCCCGACCACAATCCAGAACCATAGGCATAATCGGACGCAGGTGGATTGGAGAGGTAATCAGTCCTCTTAGTCACACCCGAGGCATACGTAGAAACGGTCCGACCAAAGTCGGATCGTTCGTATATACCAAGATCGTACGCAGTGGGCATGCGAATACGCTTCCCACCAAACGTAACGAGCTGTCCGGACAGTTTCGCAGAACGGGTCACATACTGATTCTCGTAAGACTCAGTCCATGTATCCGTGACGGTTTCATACTTAGGTGGCCACCAAGGTGGACCTACAGTCTTAGTGTAAGTACGAGAGACTGATCTCTCGGCTTTCACAGGGTTGAAACCGGCGAAACCGTACCTCGACGTCCAAG